TTTCATATAATTATTTTTTTATATTATAAGCACAATTTTTTGAGCAGTAAGATATTTTTGTACTTGCTTCAAATTCTTTATTACAGTTTTTACATTTGTTTTTCATGCTTTTCTTTTAAATATATTTCAATCATTTTTTCAATACTTAAATTTACATACTTTTCACCATGTAATTGAAACCATCTAAAAAATCTATATAGTTGGTTTGCTTCTTTGTCATCTTTCATGTTCTTTTATCTTTTTTTTAAATTCATCTAATGACCTAACTAAAATATATTTGAATCCTTGCAAAGTTACAGTTTCTTCAAATTCTTTTTGTTTATCTGACTGCCTACCTATTTCTGTTTTTATTTCTACAAATATAGTATTTCCATTTATTAAAACAATCAAATCTGAAACACCAGCCATTAAACCAGTGTTAACTTTCCTTTGTTGTTCTACTGCATTTTTAGAATCATTAGGAACGCTAAAAATACATTGTCTAGGATTATGATGTTTAAGACAATAATTGTTTCTAAAGTATTGTACTATTTCTTGTTGAATCTTGTTTTCTGTTGTCGTTTTCATAAAAGGTAACCTTTTTTTTCTTAACTTATTGATTTTGAACAAAGTTACCTAAATTACCTAAAAATTTGTAAAAAAACTTAGTGTAAAAAAAAGTAAAATTATATTTTAATCAATAATTTATTTTATTATTATATATATAAATTATTAAATATTTAGGTAACTAGGTAACTTGGTTGATATTCAGAACTTTACGAGGTAACTTTTAGGTAACCAAAAGGTAACTTAGGTAACCACTAAAAAGGCAAGTTTTCGTCTAACCTACTAGAAACGAATACTTTAATACCTTTTTTCTGACCTCCATATACTTTATAGTTTTGGTAAGATATTTTATTTTTAGTGAAAATTTCCTTTAAATCATATTTATTAGGCTTCAATGTTGAAACTCTATTTAAGTACTCTAAAATATCGCCTTGATTCATTATACGTTCATTAACATAACCCTCTTTACGTTCAAACTGAAAGTGTTCAAAGAATATTTCTTCAATTGGATAAATATTTTCATTTGATTCTGAATTAATTTTTAAGTACTCTATATCTTCTTCAGTTCTTATTATCCAATCAAAACCGTTTTTAAGTAGATTATAAGCCTCTACAATCAATTTATTCTTATTAATTGACAATACCATATCATAATCTATTTTTTCTACGTTTATAGGTAAAATTCTACGGTTACCAGTTACATCTTTTAATATGTCTATTTCGTTTGTTGTTCCACAAAGTATAGCACGTCTTTTAAAAGTCTTTGATTCTCGCTCGTATGGTCTTCTTTGCGTTACTATATTAATATCTGATATAGATTTATATTCTTTAACATCTTTAAACGCTTTACCTCCGAATTCATCATCTAGGACCATTAAAGAATTACATAGTGTATATGTACTATCTTTATCAGCACCGTTTATTTTACCCTCTACTAAATATTTATCTAATTCTTTAGGCATTATATTACGAAGAAATGAAGTTTTACCTGTTCCATGTTGTTGACCAGTTAAAACTAAAGTTAAAGGACAAACTAGTTTCTCTTCTTTTTGAGCAGTCCAATTGTGAACGGCTCCGACTATCCATTTTTTAAACGCCCAAATATTAAATTCATTTTGTGGATAAACACATTTCGCATATTGTTCTATGTAACCTATTTCGTCATGTTTATTATCTCTAAAAAAATCGCTTAAAGTATTTATTTTATCTATTCTATTTGAATTAATAACGCTTCGAATATCATCTTTAGAAATATTAAAATCTAAATTCTTTTTAGCACTTAAATAAATATCGTTTATTTCGGTATCAGTTAAATGAACATTGTCTAAAATATAAGTTATATTAGTTATTACATCAATTCTAGGTTGAAAATTATCAATAATAAATTTCTCTAATTGTTCAATTTCTGTAAGTTCTGAATTAGCTTCTTTACTATAATCAATTTTTGATTCAATTAATTCTTTAATAAGTATCTTATCCTCTTCACTTGCTTCAATTTCATTTGCAGTTTTTAGATTTGATACTATTGAATCAATACTAGGATTTCCTTGAACTTTAGCGATTTTTACTCTATCAATTATTTTTTTTGTACGGTCCGAATAAATAGATAAACCTTGTTCTTTACAGTAATAATAAAAAGTACCTATTGATATTTTTGATTGATTACGGCAAAAACCTTGATAATCTTTTTCAGCTCTTTTTTCATTATACTTGCCACCATATGAACAAATAAAATGAAAGTATTCAGAACCTTGTAAACCAAATTTTGAAGCTAAAGACATACCTATTCTAACATATCTAAAGTAATCTTCGTTACATAAATCAATTGACCTGTCTTTAATCTGTTGTAATATATTTTGAAAATCATCTTCAACATATACAAAGTTTACATTTTTAGGCTCAATAAACTTTTTAGTATTTTTAGGGATAAATTTATTTGATTTAGGATTTTGGTATAAATCAGGGTCAAAAGAAATATATCTTAATCTATTTTGATTTTTACAACTTTGGTCAATTGTAACATCAAATGTATTAAAGTAATATTCTGAAATACCGTTAAAAGAATCTTCAAATTTATCAGAATTAATTTTAATAAATACGCACCATCCGAAACCACTAAAGGACCTATGAATAATAAAAGTATATTTATCATTTTTAATATTGTGGTATTGTTCTTCGCTTATTTCTTCATCAATATCAATAACTATTAAACCATTTAATTCTTTAATGTTTGTAGCTATTTTATCTTTTCCTGAATGAAATACACAACTTCCAGTTATTGCACTTGATTTAGATTTAATCTTTTTATATTCGTCTATGTTTCCTTGCTGCCTAATTGCTCTAGCTTTTAAAACTAAATCTTGATTTGCACCATGTGTAATAAATCCGATATAATTATCAATTGATAATTCTGTGTTTTCTTTTGCGAAAACATCTTTGTAGTAACTAAATTTCATATTTATTTTCTAATTTGGTTAATATTTTACTAATTATATAGTTCATTGTTCTATTATTACTTGCTTTAATATCATATTTAGATATTAAAATAAAATAGCAGTTTTGTACTAATTGTTTTATTCTTTTTTCTAATTTACCACTTTCTTTAGATGCTATGTACTTTTCTTTAGAAACTGCATAGAATTGAAATAAATCTAATATTTGACTTATTAATATTTTAAACGCAAAGTTAACATCTTCATTTTGACTTTTTGTATAATTATAAATTTTTTCTCCATTTGGTAAAGGTATTTTTATAATTGGAGTTAAAACATCATCTGAAACAATTTTAGTTTTAATTTTTATTTCTTCTGAAAACCCACATTCTGGACATTCAAATAAAGACTTTTTAATTAACGCTCCACAATTATTGCAAGTTTTAACATCTGTTGAATCGTCTTTTTTAGATTTAATTTTGCCTATACCATCCCAAAATATTTTATTCCAATCTCTAGTTGGGTCGCTAAATTCTTGAAACCTATCAATATTTTCGCCACCATCTATTAAAATACAATTGTCTTTATATATTTTATTTGTGGTCCTAACTCCTCTACCTACCATTTGAAGAAATAAAGATAAAGAAGTAGTCGCACGATTTAAAATAACTGCTTCAATATCTGTAACATCAAAACCAGTAGTAAATATTGACACATTGCATAAAATTGCGTCTGTTTCATTTTCAAACCATTTCACTAATTCTAATCTACATAAATCAGTAGTATTTTTTGAATCGTATAACCTAACGTTGTAACCTTTTTCTAAAAATTTTTCATAGACTAATTTATTTGTAATAGTTGAATTATTAAATATTATAGTTTTTTTACCTAAACATATTTCTTCATAATTTTTAACTACATTAAATAATGATTCATCTGTTGAATATGCTTTATCTAAAGATTCATTTGTAAACTCTCCACTGCTATCAGTTTTAAGACTATCTAAATTAGCGTATTTTTTTACAAAAGATATTTCTTTAACTAATCTATTCATTTCAATTAGTTCGGTTATTTTAGGACCTAAAACAATATCTTCATAAATATTTGATAATGGATAAGGTTTTGTATATTCATACGTTTCAGAATTACAACAATTAGTAACCTCATCATAAATAGTTTTACAAAATTTACAACTAAAAAAAGTGGTACGTTTTAAAACAACTGGAGTCGCAGTACATCCTAATATTTTAGAAAAAGGAAAGTAATTAAATACTTTATCGAAAATTAAATTATGGCATTCATCTGCAATTAATAAACCAACATCTTTAAAGAAGTATTCATTTTTTTTCAATCTATTATGTGCAGTTTCATTCATAGCTACATAACAATTAGATAAATGGTTAAGTATTTTAGTTTTAGAAGTTACAGATTCACAAGTTAAACCAATTCTAGTTAAAGACTTAATTGTTTGGTCCACTAATTCTTGTCTATTACAAAGTATTAAAACACGTTTATTTGTTTGTTCAATAAACTTTTTTGTAAGAAAACAAAATATAAAAGTTTTACCACCACCAGTACTTAATTGATAAAGTACTCTTTGTTTTGTTTTAAATTTATCAATAATTTGGTTTATACCATATTCTTGATACTTGAAAGGTTTTATTTCCATTAGCCGTTAAATAGTGAATCCCCTTTGAATAGCCACGGCTAAACGGCATATCAAAAGGGATTCTAATAATGTTTTTATGAGTAATTAGCCGTTACTTATAATGCAAATATAGTAATATTATTTAAAGTCTTTCATTTAATTCAAATAATAATTTATGTATTTGATATAATCTTTTTACTATCGTATAATATTTTAATGTATCTATATTAATTTCTACTAATTCAAAGTTTTCACTATTAATAAAGCATATTTTATCAGCGTTTAACATTTCTTTATAAGTTGAAAGTTGTAGCTTAGTTTTTAAGTAAATGCTTTTATTTCTTTTAAAATCACACACATATATTAATCCATCTTTTTTTAATACTAAATCAATCCTACCTATTAAAAATTCATTCGTTATAGTTTCTTCAACTCCTATTACTTCATAATCTTTAAGTTTTTCAGCAAGTAATTCACATCCTTTAAATTCAATTCCATGTTTAAAATAGTTTTCTATTTCATAATGTTTTTCATTTCCATCATTTGTAACTTGTGAATAGTATTCTTTTAAAGATAGTCCTTTTAATCCTAATTTATTAGCCCACCCAACAAGGGCAGGCTTATCTAATAAATCTATTATTTTTGTTACTGCTATCATTATCTTTCTTCCCACTTATTAGTAAACTCAGTATCTGCAAATAATGAAGCTAATCCAGTAATTTGTTTTAATCTTAATAACTCATCTTTATCCATACCTATATGCTTAATTATCCAAGCATCACTCATACCAGCATTTAATAAATCAGAAACAATATTACTCATTAATTCTATTGAATGAGAACCTCTTGCTCTATTATGTCTAATAGTTGAAGCCATTCTATTTGTAATATCTTTTTCAATAACAACACACGGTAAATAACCTTGCTCTCTTTCAAATATTCTTTGAGATGTTTTTAATGTTGTATATCTATGGTATCCATCGACTATCTCGTATACATCTTCATCAGGTAAATAATAACATACAACTGGCATAGTATAACCATCTTCCCAAATAGACGTTTCAAGTAATTTCATTTCAGGTGGTGCAACTGCATTCGGATTATATGCATTTGCTCTTATTTTATCAATATGTATTCTTAATACATTATATACTGGGCTTTTAAATTCTTTTTCCATTTTATTTATTATTTAATTGTTTATATTTTTCCATTCCTTTTTGTTTCAAAATATTTTTATCTTGACTTCTTGAGCAACTCATATACGTTAAACCAAAATCATTTTTCATTATAGTTATACATACTGCTTTCCAGTTAGGGCAATGTCTAAAAGGTGTTGAATTTTCAATATTAATTTCGTCTGGCCAATCTCCTTTTATTTTAATTATTTCGTAAATATCTGCTTTTTTACATAGTTTACTTATTTCTCCAGTTCTTTCTATTTCTATTCCATGCTCCTCTATTTGTTTTATAACTCTTGGATTTCTACCATAACCTTTATTTTTCCAAACATCCATAAATCTTTCTAAATGATATTTAAATTTTTTTTTTACGTTATCAGGTAGCGTATCCATTAAAAATTCAGCATATTGTTTCCATGTAAAATGTTCTGGCTTAGTTATATTTCTCCAACCCATAGCAGTTGTACCACCATAAATACCTCCAAAATTACATCCATTTACTCTACCAACCATTTTACCCCAGTTATTAGGGTCAATAACTTTATATAGTTTTAGACTTTCTTGACCACTTAAATGGAATGGACTTGCAACTCTCATTTGGTCAATAGTTAATCCAGCTAAATAATACAAATCATATATTTTATTATAGTCCCAATTAAATTTGTAATTACCTACCCATATATCAGTTGTTTTCCAATCATAAATAGGATAAAAGTTAATAGTATTTTTATCTACTATTTTGGAATAGTTTAATCCTTTATGCATATGTTTTCTATGCTGAGAAGTAAATATGGCTCTACGTGTTAAACTTTCATCTGCTCTAATACCAATCAATACTGCAGTTTTACCGTATTTTGCACCAAACCATTTACTAAAATGTATTCTAGCATCAAAACCTTTTGTTCCTTTAATAAATTCATATGGGCAATTATCTTCATTAATAACATAATCGTAGTTAGGCATATCTCTAACCCATATATCCTTTTTATCTTTATCCCATGGAATCCATCTTGGTTCATACATTGAAACCGAACATGCAGCTGAAATTGGTAAACATAGCCAATACTTTCTTTCTAAGTCTAAATATTTAAACATTCTATCAGCGTATTCATCCGTATATTTATAACCAGCTTCATAATCTTCATAATACACTGCTAATTTATGTTTCATATTATTTCTTACTGCATAGTCATACGCTTGGTTTAACATTACACCTGAATCCTTACCACATGAAAAAGCAACTAATACATTATCAAAGTCATTAAATATTATTTTTAATCTTTCTTCTGTTGCATCGTATACATTCATAATTTTAGTTTTAATTGATTACTTTCTTTTATTACACCTCTTTGGATTAATTCTGCTCTTTTAATGTCGCTATATGCTTTACATTTTGGTTTTTGTAATCCTAGTTTTTCTAAATGAATATCATTTGTTAAAATTGATTTTACTATTTGCCTATAACTTGGAACTTTATTTAATTGCTCTAACCTTAAAGGTGCTTCATCTGGAATACCATTTTTGTACCCTTTATTCTTCCATGAAGATATATAGTTGATTATATTGCTTTTCATTTTCTATATTAAACACTTTAATTACTTCAATTGCTACATTATCAGCTTTTATTCTTTGCTTATCTGTTAATTTACTCCATGCAATACGTGTTAAATATTCAGGTACATTATATTTATAACTACATGATGCTTGTCCTAACCATGCTTTTTTATTACAATTTGGATTAGTTAAATTTACTTTTGTTGAAATAATCCATTTGCTAATAACTTCTAATGCAACTTCTTTAAATAAAGTTAAATCACTTAATAAGTTAATAGATTTTTTTGTTAACTCATCTTCATTATTAGAATTGAGTTCATACATTCCATTTTTGTAGTCTTCCCATAACCAGTATGGATGATAAATTCTTTGCATATTTCTATTTTTTTGTAAATGTAACTAAATTAATTTAATTACAAACTATTTTCATTAAATTCTTTCAAGTATAAATCAATTAAAAATTTTGTTTTTTCCAAGTCTTCTTTAAAGTTACCTTTTTTACGACATCTTATGATTCTTTTGCACAAATCAAATTCCCATGAATTAAGTCCAAAATCGTTACTAAACTTATAAAGTGAACCTTTACTATTATCGTAGTGTTTAGGTGTTTTTATTTCGCTTGTTTCTTCATGTAATTCAAACTGTTCATAATCCCATGTAGTACCGTAGTAACCAATTTTATAGGTTATAATACTACTTTCTATAACTGTTCCAACAAATGATTCTTTATTTTGTTTAGTTACTT